AGCGTTTGCTAATTTAAAATACCGAAAATACTGATTCCCGATAGCACCATAAGCAGAGTTAAGAGAAATCTTCTTTGCCATCTGGATATTGTTGCAACGGGCAATTTCTTTTTCCAACGTTTTCGTCTTCTGTTTTTCATAAGCTTTCTTTGCCTCCAACATTTTCTTTTTGAATATGACTCGCTCATTATACATCTTCTCCATCAGTTCTGGTAAGAACCCTTTGATGTCTTTGCGATACATCGCACCATTTGCACATACTGCGTTGTCTTTGTACATTTCAAATGTTACTTCTTCAGATAAAATTTTATCAACCGTTACTGATGGATGTCTTTGTTCGAGTAAGGTCTCTGGAGAAATATTATATTGCATAATCAGATGAGGATACAGACTGTTGAGGTCAAAAGAAACCACCCAGTCATACTTACCTGGTATTGGTTCTTTTACATAGGCACCTGCATACTGTGAATCTTTGTCTGTTCTCACCTTCGGAGGAATAACAACATTTTTCCTCTTCAGATAATTATATATAATCGAATCCCACGTTCTTACTTGAAAAAATACATCTGTGTAATTCACTTTTGCGTCATATGCCATCGTCAGACATAGTTCAATCAACTTCATTTTATCTTCAAGTTGATCTACGAGTTCAACGTCAACAATGTTATATTCAATGAACTTTTGCCAGTTGCCAGTATAGAAGTCCCGAAAGGTGTCAAATTCAGAGTGATCTAATTTCTTCTTACCAAGTTCAACAAAAGCAATGTGATCCAAACGATATGATTCTTGATTTGTGTATGTAAACTTTTTATACAAATCAAGGTAATCAATTACAGAAATACCTGCCATTTCACAAGATATTTGTTTACGACCTTGAACTACAAAATCTTTCTTTCTTACATAACCCCAAGGAGAAAGTTTACGAACTTTCTTTTCACCCATCAATCTTTCGATACGTCCTACGATATATGGAATATCATATAACTCACAGTTCCAACCAGTAATCACTTCTGGTGTATTTGTCTGCCAATATTCTAGAAAGCGATCTATTAAATTATATTCATCCGTACATTGAACATACCTTACATCATTTCTTGTATTATTAAATGGACGAGAAGCAAAACAAATTATTTTTTTAGTTGTATAATCTTGTAGAGTAATTGCTAATAATTCTTCCGCACAATTAAAGACATCAGGGAAACCACTTTCAGCAGCAACCTCGATGTCAATCGTGACTAATTTAATTTTACTAATATCAAATTTAATTTCTTCTTCGGGATATGTTTCAGAAATATACTGACAGATGTATCTGTCATTTCCATAAACATTAAAGTTTTCAACACCAGAATATTTTTCAATAAATTCTTTACAATCAGATATTTTACCAGGTTTAATTGGTTCTACATTATCTCCTTCTAGGGTTTTAAACTTCGATTTTTTCTTCGAAGGTACATAAAAAGTGGGATGAAATGTTTCCCTCGCAGTAAAATGCTTGCCATTTTCATATCCACGGACAAGAATTTCATCAAACCTTTGATGGACATTTGTATAAAACCTCATTTAATAGTCTCAAGATAATCATCAAGTATTTTTTGGTTGGGATCAACCAATGTTAATATCTTATCAGAACTTATAAACATTTGCAAACTTTCAGTTACGTTAGACAACCATCTAATTATTTTACCATCTTTAATCACACAAGGATCTTCCAACATGCAATCTGGTTGCCCAATTTCTGCTATGACTTCTTTTATCTTACTGACTAAAACTAAATTATTCGTTAAGTACAATATTTGGATTGATAAATCCTCCGTCTGCTCCAGAGGTTCCTCCTCTGGAATCATGTCCATCAGTTGATCCACTGGTTGATTCACTTCTTCCATGTCTTCCATTAATTTTGTCCTCGTAATTTTGTTTAATTGAATCTATTGGATCAGTAATACAAACTATCCAATCTTTATCGACAATAATATTATCGTCTTTTGATAAAGACATCCACTTATAATATATTGCTTCTTGTTTTACAGGTTTAGTTCCCTCTGTAAGAAGTTGTGGTTCTGGATGACTAACCCTTATAGCGTATGGATTACCGAAGAAATAAGATACTAATTGATCATCAGAATTTCGAAATTCTTTAATATCAGCAATTACTTCTTCTCCAGATTTTAATAGTGCAAGTTGTATGCTCATGTTATTTAATTCTCTGAACAACAACACCCAATTCTTCATTAGGGCCATAATAACCCTTTATAGTTCTATATTTTCTACCCTCAGATCTTAATCTACAAGGTGGTTGAGGTCTATAATTGTTCTTTACTTGTAATTTTGTCATCTCTGAACATGGTAAAAAATACCATTGACCAACTTCAGTTAGAGAATCAAAATCATTTTTTTCATTTTTTTTCCCCTTTTTAGTTGGTGTGAACTTAATATTTAATTCTTCTGAATTAAAAACTTTACGATTCATGATTGTATAAAATTCAATACTTATATTATAACATAAAAAAGGAGATCGTCAAGATCCCCTTAATATGATACTACCCACCAATAACAAATGGTGGATTAGGTAAGGTGGGCATTGGATCCCTTGGTGGTGTAGGAAGATAGTAACCTGGTGGTACACAAGGTCTTCTTATCGTACATTTACGAGGTCTTGGCACTTTACATACCACAACCCCACCGTGTTCTTTACACCTTTTACGTGGTCTTAGACGACCTTCTGGTGAAAAGTTTCGTGGTCTTTTCGGAATACCTTCGGGAGAAACGCCAGCCTCTACGGAAGGTAAAATCGATCCTAATAAAAGGAGTGTTAATAACAGTTTTTTCATAGTTGTAAATCTAGATACAATGACGAATGAAGTATGATATCATCCATCATTAAACCAAGCATTCACTTTTTATATAGTAGCATTAAAAAAGGGGATCGTCAAGATCCCCTTTAGATTTTTTACGATAATAATTAAGGTGGGTGTAAATACTTTTTCATTTTTCCTTTGAAATAAACTTCTTAGTAATAATGAAATCTGTCCTCCTTTAATTTACGTTTACATAAAGTATTTAGATTTAAATTGTCAAAATTTGATGACTTTTGAAACAAAAATTTATGCCTACGTGTTTATACTCATAACCATTAAAGATATTCTTTTCTAGCATGATGTTCTGGAACAATCTTACCTAATGTAACTGTAAGAAGTCCATCTGCAAAAATAACATCTTTAACTTCTACATCATCAGATAGTGACCAAGATCTTTCAAAATCTCTTTGTGCTAATCCTTGATGAAAGTATTTTCCCTCTGTATTTTTATCTGGTTTTTTACCCTCTACAAATAACTTTCCATATTCTGTGTAAACTTTAACTTCTTTCTTTTTGAATCCTGCAAGTGCAATCTCTAGTCTGGATTCAACGTTGTTTACGTGAACGATGTTATATGGTGGATAATTGGCATTTGTGTTTGTATTCCAAAATTGTTGGAAATAATCATCTAACCCTATGCTGTTTCTTGTGATCTTCTCCATTAATTCTGGAAGATCTGCAGCACTGTATCTCTGTATGTTAGTCATGGTTCTCCTTAGTAAGCGAGTGTGAATTGTGTCCCCGAAGGCGACATTATTATTTAACCACTCACTGTTAAATTATACAATAGGGAATACTCTAATTTTTTGTTCGGTATCTACTGCCAGTATTCGTCAAGTATATCAAAAGTTTTATTTAAATATTCATTTGCTCCATTACATTCCCACTCACCTTTTTCTCCAATCTCACACTTATAATGCAGTTCTCTTTTAAGTTGCATAAGTCTATTTGTCATAGCAACCTTGTCTAGCCTTCCGTTCATGGTTACTCCTCGGTTTTCTTTTTCTTTCCTATATTATATTTTGTCTCAAGTATCCACTCGTGTTTTTCTTTATATGCTAACACTTTAATTTGATTTAGGGGAGCAATATCTGTAATTTTCTTTTCATTTACAACTCTAATTAATCCCCAATCAGTGAGTAATTGAATAATACGATTACGACGCTGAACGTCATTCTGAGTTAAATTTGCACGTTTACCATCTAGTGCAAATAATTCTTTAAAGTGTACGATATAATACTTTCCTTGTTTATGTAGAATATGACAGGACTGATAAATCTTTTTCTCTTTACGAGATGCTACTCCTATTCGTGTCAGTGTTTCACGAACTTTCAAGAAATCATCTGGTTCATTTAATGTAACTTCAATCATTTGGTCGATTGACCACTTCACCTCAGGCTCGGTAATCATTTCATTCCTCCAGTTTCAAATTTAGATTTTATAAAATTAAGTTGTTTTTTTGTCAGAATTCTTAGAGCCTGTTTTGCTTTTTCGTTACTATATCCATAATAACGTTTCACACAATCAAGATCCTTGATCTCATCCTTACGAAGCCATGGAGAAAATCTCTTTCGCTTCCTCACACTATTTAGAAAAAATGAATATTGAAGGTCTTTGTCTAGATGTGGATTTAAGTTCATTTCATTTGCAAAGAGAACTGTATCAAGATGTCCAGACATACAGCGATTGACAACATAAGCAGGATATTTTGCTGTGGGATCATCTTCAAATAGATTCTTTTTGTTGTGGTTGATTGAGTTCAACCAATCTTTCAATTCATAACTCATAATTTAAAAGTAGTAATTCTTTTCTCTTTTGTTGGTCTCTCATATACTCTCCAACAGATCTCATTGTATACGTAAGATCAAACTCTGCAGCAGTCCAATCTTTGAAACGATCTTTAACTAATTGATTTGAATTGTAACTGACTAACATATCAATATCAGATTTATCACAATCGTCTGCAAATTTATCATGGTCAAAAGATTTGTGCATTTCACCTTTCTTACCATATAAATTATCTTTAATATCATATGGTGGATCTAAGTACATAAAAATGTCATCGTGAATATCATTTTCAATTAGATCCTCATATGGATTATTGGTTATATTCCAATTAGTAATTAATTCAGAATAACCAGAAAGTTTTTCAATTCCTCTCATTGAAAAATTAGATATTGATGCTTGTTGAGAAAAAGAAGATGATTCTGTGAGTCCAGAAAAACTACATTTATTAACAATATAAAATGCAGATGCTCTTTCAAGTGAATCAAATTTTTGATCATTAACTCTTTTTTTAGATTCATTAAAAAGTTCTCTTGCAGATATAGGTTCTGGATGAGTTGATTTATAATTTTTGATATTTTCTTCTAACTCTTTTCCAGACTCTTGAAGTTGCAACCAAAAATTAATAAGTGGTTCATACAAATCATTAACTGTAATTTTCATATGAGGATACTTTTTACTTATATGAATCGCAACACTTCCTCCACCAAGAAATGGTTCTCGAAACTCTACGTAATCACGAAGGTCAGGAAAGTATTGATCCATCTTGGTACAAGCACGAGACTTACCGCCAGGATATCTTAAAGGTGTTTTATATGACTTCACTTAAATTCACACTCCACCATAATTAGGATTAATCCATTGTTCTTCATATCCATTTATATCCCTAACCGAAATTGAAAAAGCATTAGGAAACTTTTTCTTATATTGTTGTAATGTTTTTGGTTTAGTATTTCTAGTTGATATTGGATACTCTTTTGGAAGTTGTTTAGGATTTTCCCAAACCTCAACCCATGAAACTCTCCTTTTACCAGCACTTCTACTACTCATTTGAATTCACACTCCACCATAATTTCAGTTAAACAAGCAAGTAAATTAATTTCTTGATCTGCTACAAAAGCCATTTGATACTGATACTTGGCAATGATGAGAACAGCAGCAGGAATACTAACATTTTTAAGAGTACTATAAAGAGCATCATAAATGTGACGCAACAATATAGAAGTGTCATTGTCTAAACTATCGACAACCCATTTACGTACTTCAGCAAAGTTTTTTTCCTTAAGATTTTTAGTGAGATCATTTACAGCAATATCATTGAAGGTTGATAGTATGCCACTATCTATTTTTCCACTTACAGAATATCTTTGACATTCATTCAAAACTCTTCTCCAATCTGGAAAATGTTTATTAATTACTTCGGCAAGAACTTTCTTATCGTATTCGATTTTTTCTTGTTCTAATATATTATTAATTCTTTTAAAAAATGCGTGTGCAACTTCTTGTTTTTCTTTTCCTCTTATTGAAAATTCAATAACAGTACATCTTGAATGTAAAGGTTCAAGTATTTTGTTTTTATAGTTACACGTAAATATAAATCTACAATTGTTTGAGAATTCTTCAATAAATGCTCTTAATAAAAGTTGAACATCATTACCAGTATTATCTGCTTCATCTATAATTATGACTTTATGTTTTGATTGACTTGTAAGAGAAACTGTAGATGCAAAATTCTTTGCATTGTTTCTTACAGTATCAAGAAAACGTCCTTCATCTGATCCATTAATAACATAATAATCTACACCAAGTTGATGACATAGTGCTTTTGCTACAGTTGTCTTTCCTACACCAGGAGGACCTGATAGTAGCATATTTGGTATTTCACCTGCATTTAAAAAATCTTTAAATGTTTTTTTGATACTCTCTGGAAGTATACAATCGTCAATTGTTTGGGGTCTGTATTTTTCAACCCATATAAAGTCACTCATTATTTAAAACCTTTTTTAGTTTTCGGTTTGTCAATTACTTCAATAAGTGGTGGACTAAATCCTCGTCTATTCCACCAATACTCTTGAACCTCATCCCACGATTCTACCACAAAAGATTTGTCTTGGCAAACTATCTTATAGTGATGACGATCATAAGGTTTATCACTTGTTTGTGAAAAATATCTAGGATCATTTTTTTCAATCAAATTAGTCATCGTGATCATCCCAAGGATCTTTTAATTCTTTATTTGCAAAGAACCCTTTATATACACCGTACCCTGCTAAAAGAATAGTGATAACTGCGATTGAAATACCGAAGGTATAATTAGGATCAAATGTAAAATGTGGGATTAAAGTATCATTGCATTTAGCAATTTTATCTGGATCACTCCAAGTACCAGGTAAAGTGTATACTGGTGGGCATGCCGAAAAAATCATTTTTGTAATCTCCATTATTTTAAATGTTTAAGTAAGATTTAATTGCTACTAGTGTTTCCAAAGGAATCCAAGCAGGTCTTTCATCTTTGAACTGAACCTCAACTTCTGTTATGACTTCTTGATGAAATCGACTATAGGTTTCCCTAGTGTTCAACACATTACCAAAAGGACTCATCATTCCATACTTCTCCATTTTTTTCTCATTATAACATATTTTTCATCGTACGCAGCCTTATCTCTCATTTGTTTGAAAATGCTTGCAGAACGGGACTTTTCACAGTGTAGTGCGGTTGGCGACTGCGGTGATACGGAACCATCGCTAGAGTACTTCTTCCCACTA